AACTTCTAGATTAAGTATCTGCGTTTGCACCGAGTTGCTTAGGTCGGTGATGTTTATGTCAATCGCTTCAAACCGGTATTCGGGCTGAGCGTATCCGGAGACTAGATAGGTTGCTAGGTTGTCGGCACTTGTGTCGTTGTCTAGCGGAAGTCCTGAAAGTGAGAAAGATGAAATGCCAAAATCTTCTTGCGACTTCAGATTGACCGCAGTTTCAGTGCCGCCGTTAAGTCGGCTGACGCTTACCTCGTTGTATAGCAGTTCTGATCCGTAGACGACAGCGAGGTTCTGATACGGAATGCCAGTACCATCATCGGCAAACAACAACGGGGTTGCGGGTGCAGACTCGTATCGGTCTTTGAATGTTGCAATGCCTTGTCTGTTTATGTAGAAGTCACCTGGCTCGGAGTCGGCAATTGTATTTAGGTAACTAAGCGCGTTAGTCCCTTCGGAAATTACGTCAGCTTGTAAAGACTGCAAGCCAGTTTCTAGGTCGGTTCTATTGTTCGGCCACTGCATTCCAGCGTTACCCAGTATTGCCGCGATGCGCTCACCTGTGAACTGTGCTGTGTTGGTTACAGCGGAAAGCGACTGGTTAGCCATTTGGCTCATTTCGTCAGACGCTTTTATTATGGCTATTGAATTGCCCTCTGGCTGATACTGCAAGTCCCAGTCGTCAATAACGCCTTGATACTGAACGATGCTATTTGAGGTAATTCTTATTTCACGCTTTGGAAGTATCTGCCCTGCGTATGGGCTTGCAGAATAAAGCGGGTCATAGCTTCGAAGGTTATTATCTAGTTGTATGTTGGCCTTGCCCGATTGGTATTTATCAAGCTGACGTGACTTGCCTCGGCTGATTGAATAGACCAAAACATCAGGGGTTACGTCTTGATAAATAGCTCCACCAAGTATCGTTTGGGCAGCGTCTAGGATTCCATAAAAAGCGTCGTCTAGTTTTGCAAACTCAGCATCGGGTTGCCCGGATAGGTCAAAGCCGATTTCTACTTTGTTAGTCGCCACTATGCCCTCGCAAAGACGCGACCTGATCCGCGCTCGTATCTAACAATTTCTTCAACTATCTTTCGCCCGATGTCTGTACCGTCTGCACCCATGCCAGCGTTGATTGTTATGTTGATGCCCTTGCCTGAACTGTTTACGAATTGGTTTAGCCTGTCTAGCGGAATAACCGCCTCGGCTTGTCCAGCTTCTCCAATAACTCCCAGCGTGCCACCGGCTCTGGGCATAACGATTCCACCCTCGGCAAATCCATAAGGGTTAAAAGTTTGCGATCTACTGTCTGTTGTGTAGCCACCTATTTGACCCAAGCCTGGTAGCGACTTACTCTTTACGCTTGTGCCGTTGAACGCTTTGATTACGTCAATGACTCGCTGGAATGTATCGGCGACAATTTGTAGCGCCGTAGAAAGAATGTTTAGGCCAACAATAATTGCGCCAGCGGTTAGGTCTAGCAGGAACTGAACGATTGGGGATTTTAGTATTGCGCCAATGGTTTCTGCAATCACTCCAAACGACTTACCTATGCTTCCAAGGGCTGACAAAAAGTTCTCGTTAGTAACAAGCTTTATTATGGTCGCCAAAATGGTCTTGGCTAGAACTGTCAAGAACTCAAGCACCTGCCCAACTGGTTCTCGCAAGTCCTCAAACAAACGGTTCAAATCTGGTAGAGCTGCTTGGATAAGCGGAGCTAGTTCTTTTGACACGTCTGCAAGTATTGACTCAATCTTTTCAAACAGCGCAAGCATAACCGGAGCAGCTTGGTCAATGATTGGGCCGAACCTGTTTAGTAGGTCTAGCAACTTTGGAGCTAGTGCGCTACCGATTTGGATTGCGACATCTTCAAGCCTTGACTTCATCAAGTCCATTTGAGCGTTGAAGGTTTGTAGTTGCTTTTGCGATACCTCGTCAACTGTTCCGCCGGCAGTTCGCAGCTTGCTTTCGTATTCGGTAAGCGCTTCGCTGTTACCAACCAACGCCAAAATACCCTGGCGCGATTGTTTGCTAAACCCTAGGTTTGAAAGCTCTGCAAGTTTCTGCTCGGTGCTTAGTCCATCAAAGGCAACTGTTACATCTCTGGCAATGTCTGCCAAGTTGCTCATGTTTCCATCTGCGTCAAAGACGGCAATGCCTAGTCGCTCAAATTCCTTTGGTACTGCTTTGGCGCGGTCAGACAATCCGAACAAAGTGTTCGTCAAAAGCGTTCCAGCTTGCTCGCCCTTGATACCTTGGTCGGCGAATACGGCTAGGGCTGCCGATCCTTCTTCTATGTCTTTGCCTACGGTCTTTAGCGCGTTACCGGCTTTGGAAGTAATAGCGGCTGCTAGTTGCTCTACTGAGGTATTGGCTAGTGTGTTGGCTTTTACGAATACGTCAGTAACTCTTGTAAGTCCTGCAAGGTTTTCAGCTGCGTCGTCTGAGGTAAGACCAAGTGCGGACTGCGCGTCTGTTGCTAAGTCAGTCGCCGTTGCCATGTCGAACATACCAGCTTGCGCAAACTTCGCAACCTGTGGCATTGCGGCAATTGAAGCTTGTGCATCTAGTCCGGCAGAGGCTAGGAAGAAATACGCTTCAGCGGCTTCTTCAGCGGAGAACGTTGTGGCTTTGGCTACTTCCCTAGCAGCGTTGCTCATGTCCGTTTGTAGCGTCTCTGAGACGTTGCCCATGATGGCTATGGACTTATTTAGTGCAGCATCAAAGTCCCCGAACTTCTTGACAGAAATTACTGCAATGGCTCCAATGGCAGCAGCTGCAGCAGCGGCAGACTTGGCAGCAAACGCACCGAATTTTTTTAGTGATCCTTCAGCGGCCTTGACACCTTGGTCATAGAACTTGGAAACAATGGGGAGATTTATGGCCATTAGATTTCAATCCGCCTATTCACTTTTTTCATCAGCTCGTTCACAATAGACTTGGTGAGAATAACGATGTCTGGTCTTAGTAGCCTGAACTTTGCAAACGCAAAACGACCACCGCTCTTTTTCATCGGCTGGACTTTGTTTAATTCCCTAACCATAGTTTTGCCTTGGAATGTTTTTCCGCTTGATCGTGAACCAGCTAATTCGGCAATGTATGGGCCACGCTTACCTGTGCGTGAAATAATCCGAACGCTAACTAGGTGATTGCCAGTTTTCTTTGACCTACCTGGCGTGAACGAAATTGCAGCGCGAACTCTCGCCCAGCCTGTATCACCTGCGTGTCCAAAGTCACCGTCACCGAATCCCCTAATAGGTGGCTCAACTGGAACGGCATCCGCTATCTGCTTTGCGAACGGACTAATCTTTGCGCGTAGGTCTTTACGCATTTCTTTCACAAGGTTGTTATCTAGCGCCTTGAGTTCTTTGATTGCATCGCGGACTGCGTTGCCTTCAATACTCGGTGTTGTTGAAATCATTGGCGCTCCTTATGCTACAAGTTTACCGCTTACGCTGTGACCTCTCAGCTTTGGCTTCTAGGTAGCGACCTATTGTCCAAAACATGCGCGGTTCTAGCTGGAGCAAATCAAGCGGACTAATACCTGTTTCGCAAGCAATCCAAGCTATGCGCCAATGGTACGAATCATCACCTAGCCCTTTTGGGCTTTTGGGACTTCCGAGTCCACTCCCTCAATAGTTTCTAACCAAGGGTCAAACTCTAGCTCGGTTGCGTGTGTGCGGTGTTCCACGCTCCACGCCAAGAAGTAAAGGTGCGTCATTTTGAAGTCGCTACCCAGACGGGCAATGCTGATCTCGAATGTTCGTTCAAGAGCAACAATGTCCGCCGGAGTAGTTACGACATCTTTGATTGTTTTATCTGCGTAGGTTATGTGTAGGTTGGTTTGCATTTCTTCTCCTTATACTACGGCTCTGGTGACTGCACCGGATACTGGCCAGCTAACGCTTAGCGTAGCTAAATCGCCAACGTTAGAAGCGAATGGCTGATACTGGGTGACAAGCGCCGAGCAGCTGTATGTCGGGTTGGTTGCCGAGATTGCCGATGCCGTTGGGGTTATTGTGATTACAACTACTGTTCCCAATAGTGGGAATAGAGTAGCGTCAATTGAGTCGGCTGCGAAGTCCTGGTGGAAGTCAAGGCTGACTGACGCATCTTTCAAACCACCGATACGCGTGCGCGCAGTGGCTCCAAATGCTGTCGTGTCTTGTTCCTCAACTGTGATGTCAAGGGTTACAGCGGCCAAACTTGCGCTCAAGTCATCGCCACCGATGGTGATTGTGTAATCTGTAGCTACAAACTTTGCCACAATGTTCTCCTTAGTTGCTGTAAACGGTCACGACGAAATCCGCCGCGAGGTATGTTGCGTCTCCTAATAATACCGCACCGATGTTGGTCATGTCTGTAACCCTAACATCGTAAGCGTTACCACCTAGCGTCTTATCCGATTGGATTGCCAGCTTGACCGAACTAGCACCGGTTGAGGATGCGTAGCCGTCTAGAAGTCTTTGTGCGCCTCGTTCGTCTACTCTGCCGACTAGAACTGAAACAAGGAAGTTGTAAGTTGTTAGGCCGTTCTGAAACGCACCGTCATAGTTGACCGACTGAAGTTGAACAACAGCCTGCGGTGGGTTTGGGTTGTCAGGTATTTCAGCAGCGGTGCGAAGCCCTGAGATAGTTCCAATGTTGGTTGCCAGGGCATCTCTAATTGCGGTGATGCTCACGCGAACCGAACCTTCTTGAACGGTGCAATCATTACCTCAACGTCTGGATCAAGTCTGCCGACTCTAATAACGCCAATGTCACCAAAGCCAGCGACACCTAGAGGTGAATCGTTGCGCTTGAAAATACGAGAGCCTAACAAAACTGTAGCTTGAGTTATCTGGGTTGGAACCGAAGCGAATCCAAAAGTCCCAGCAACCTCAATGGTTGCTTCGCCGCCGACAACCGGGAAGGTGTAATCGCCAATTGCTCGGATTATGTTTCTCGGCGTAGCTATGCCGCCAGCTATTCCGTTGAGCGGCTCAAGCTGGTAGTCGGTAGATGTCCAAGTTTCATCAAAGACGCCGTCTGCGGCTGTAGAGGTTTTGATGTGAGTGTGCGATACAAGATCATCAATCTCTGCAATGAAAGAGTCGCGAGGTGCGTAGACACGCGTTGTAGTCGTCTGGAAGAACTGGC